ATGAATTTGCGTTCGTTCCAAATCATATTGCTGATTCATTCTTTGCGTCAGTATATCCTACAATTACTTCAGGTAAACAAACAAAAGTAATTATTGTATCAACTCCTCACGGTATGAATCATTTCTACCGAATGTGGCACGATGCAGAAAAAGGTAAAAATGAATACGTGTTTACTGATGTTCATTGGTCAGAAGTTCCAGGTAGAGATGAGGAATGGAAAAAGCAAACAATTGCTAATACAAGTGAATCCCAGTTTAAAGTAGAATTTGAATGTGAATTTTTAGGTTCTGTCGATACTCTAATTGCACCAAGTAAACTTAGAACATTAGTATATGACCACCCAAAGACTCGCAGTGCTGGTTTAGATGTCTATGAGAATCCAGTAGAAAATGATGATTATCTTATAACTGTAGACGTTGCTAGGGGTGTTGGTAATGATTATTCTGCATTCACGGTAATTAATATTACCCAATTTCCTCACAAAGTAGTTGCAAAATATAGAAATAATGAAATAAAACCGATGCTTTTCCCAAGTATAATTCACGAAGCAGCGATGGCATATAACAAAGCATATGTTTTATGTGAAGTAAATGATGTTGGAGATCAAGTAGCAAGTATTCTTCAATATGATTTAGAGTATAGCAATCTTTTAATGTGCTCTATGAGAGGGAGAGCAGGCCAAATAGTTGGTCAAGGATTCAGTGGTAAAAAGACACAGCTTGGCGTCAAGATGTCCAAAACTGTTAAAAAAGTTGGTTGTCTCAATCTTAAAACTATGATTGAGGAGAGTAAATTACTCTTAAATGATTATGATATTATTTCTGAGTTGACGACTTTTATACAAAAGCATAATTCTTTTGAGGCAGAAGAGGGTTGTAATGACGATCTTGCAATGTGTCTTGTAATTTATGCTTGGTTAGTTGCTCAGGATTACTTTAAAGAATTAACAGATCAAGATGTAAGAAAAAGATTATATGAAGAACAGAAAAATCAAATAGAACAAGATATGTCGCCTTTTGGATTTATTTCAGATGGATTGGAAGAAAGCAGTTTTATTGATGTTGATGGCGATAGGTGGATAGTTGATGAGTATGGAGATAGATCTTATATGTGGGATTATCTTTCATAATGGATTTAGATAAGCAAATAGGTTTAGGGCATTTATTATTATCGGATAGAAAATGTAGATGTTGTGGAGAAATTAAAAATTTAATAGATGGATTTTATAGGACAAGAAAAGATAAAGGTCCGGTTTCCTCTTCATATTCATATGAATGTAAAGAGTGTACTATAAAAAGAATAACTAGTTTAAAATTTAACAAAGTAAATGTTCCTTTGTGGGAATATCCTGATTGGTAAACATTCACGTCCTATTTCCCCATTGTAAAATATGTTTTTAATAAATATTTTTTAGATAAACTGAGATTTTACGGAGAAAAACATGGCGACTCCCCAATTATCTCCAGGCGTACTCGTCAGAGAGGTTGATTTAACGGTAGGAAGAGCTGATAATGTTTTAGATAATATTGGTGCAATTGCAGGACCTTTTCCAATTGGACCAGTTAACTACCCAATTGACATCACTACAGAACAAGATCTTATAAATGTATTCGGCAAGCCACTTTCAACAGACTCTCAATATGAGTATTGGATGAGTGCTTCATCATATCTTTCATATGGAGGAGTTCTTAAAGTTGTTAGAACTGGAGGTTTGACTCTTGCAAATGCTAATGCTGGAGTTGGTGTAGCAAGTACATCAATGACTAGTGGTGCAAGAATAGACAATTATGATGATTATATTGCAAATCATTCAGAAGCAACTAACTTTACTTTTGCAGCAAAAAATCCGGGTTCTTGGGCAAATAATCTAAAGGTATGTGTAATTGATGATTTAGGTGATCAAATTATTGGAATTGCTACAACTAATGTGGGTGCTTTTGGTGCTCAAATTGGATATGGTGTTACTACTGCCTTAAGTAATGTTACTATTTCAGGAGTTGGTACTACTTCATTATTTACTGGATATCTTAAAGGAATTATTACCGGTATTACTACCGATACTACAAATAACAACAGTAGTATCACAGTAAAAGTTACATCAAGAGTTTCTTCGGCGGGAACTGAAACTAAAATTACTTATGCGGAAGGAACAACTATATCTGCATTTACAGCATCAACGACGATAGGTATCGTTAGTACTTCTGGTACTGTTATAGGCACTATAACTGCTGCTTCGGTAACAGATTGGTATAATCAACAAACATTAGGTCTTTCTAATTCAATAGTTTATTGGAAATCTATTGCACCAAAACCAATAACAAACAGATATTCACTAGAAAGAAATGGCAAAAATGATGCCATTCACATTGTAGTTGTTGATGACCTTGGAACGATTACTGGAAGTCAAGGAACAATTTTAGAGAAGCATGTAGGTCTATCTAAAGCATTAGATTCTATTTCCGCAGTTAATTCTCCACAAAAAATTTGGTATGAGCAGTATCTTGCAGATTTCTCATCTCAAATTTATGCTGGAGGAAATCCATCAAGTGCAGCAGATTTATATTGGGGAACTACTCCAAGAGCAACTGGATTTACTGCTTATACAGGAGTTGCTTCCTTATCCTTCACTCCAATTTCTACTGCAGATGGTCTGTGGGGTCAAGAAGCACAGGATATAACTTATAGTGCAATTGGAAATAAGACTTATACATTAACTGGTGGAGTTGATTATTCTGCTTCTGGTGGAATGAAAGCAACTCTCGGCGATTTAATTACTTCATATGATAAGTTCACAAATAAAGATGAAATTCCGGTTGATTATTTGATTATGGGACCTGGTATGGACAACACTGCAGATTCTCAAGCAAAAGCTAGTTATTTAATTTCACTTGCAGAACAGAGAAAGGATTGTGTAGCAACTATAGGTCCACACAGAACAGATTTAGTTGGTAAGACTAATACTACAACCCAAACTACGGATCTAGTTAAGTATTTTAGTCCACTTCCATCATCTTCTTATGCAGTTTTTGATAGTGGGTATAAGTACACTTACGATAGATTCAATAATAAATTTGTATATGTTCCTTGCAATGCTGATGTTGCTGGACTAATGTGTCGTACTAATATTGTTGCATATCCTTGGTTCTCTCCTGCCGGACAGCAGAGAGGAATTATTAATAATGCAATTAAACTTGCATACAATCCAAATAAAGCACAAAGAGATCAACTTTACCCACAAAGAGTTAACGCAATTGTAACTCAACCTGGCATTGGCACTCTTCTATTTGGAGATAAAACTGCTCTTGGATATGCATCGGCATTTGATAGAATTAACGTTCGTAGATTGTTCCTTACCATTGAGCAAGCACTGCAGAGAGCTGCTCAAGCTCAACTCTTTGAACTCAATGATGAGCTAACTAGAGCAAACTTCAAGAATATTGTTGAACCTTATCTCCGCGATGTTCAGGCAAAGAGAGGACTTTATGGATTCCTTGTAGTCTGCGATACCACAAACAATACCCCTGATGTTATTGATAACAATGAGTTTAGAGCGGACATTTACCTGAAGCCCGCCAAGTCTATTAATTATGTCACCCTTACTTTTGTTGCAACTCGTACAGGAGTAAGTTTTGAAGAAGTTGCAGGTACTGTTTGATCATTATTCAATAAATAACCTAAGGAGGTAACGAACGTGGCAAGACTCAAAACAATCTCTCAATTTAAGAGTGCTCTAAGTGGTGGTGGTGCTCGTCCCAATCTGTTTGAAGTTGAACTAACAACTTTCCCTTCAGGTATTGCCTGGGATGCTGACAAATTTAAATATCTATGTAAAGCAGCTGCTCTTCCAGCTTCAACAATAGCAAATATAGATGTTCCTTTCAGAGGAAGAACTTTTAAAGTTGCTGGTGATAGAACAGTTGATGCCTGGACGGTAACCATCATTAATGATGAAGATTTCAAACTTAGAAGAGCTTTTGAAGCTTGGAGTGAATTGATTGCTAAACTTGATAACAATCTTGGGGCTACAAATCCTGCATCATATATGAGTAATGCAACTGTTTATCAGTTAGGTAGAGGTTCGCAAATCAATAGTACTAGCAACTCAGGATCTGATAGTTCTATTTTGGCAGCATATAAGTTTATTGATATTTTCCCAACAAGTGTTTCCAATATCGATCTTTCTTATGATAGTGGAGATACTATTGAAGAATTCACAGTAGAATTCCAAGTTCAGTCTTATGAAATTATAAGTTCTTCTACCGCTTCTAAAGTCTAATAAATAGACTAAGAGAAAAAAGTAAATTATGGCAAGATTATTTGGATTTTCTATAGAAGATAACGAACCACTATCTCCAGGGGTGGTCAGTCCAGTTCCTCAAAATAATGAGGACTCAACTGACCATTACCTAAGTAGTGGTTTTTTTGGTTCTTATGTAGATATTGAGGGAGTTTATAGAACTGAATTCGATTTAATTAAAAGATATCGTGAAATGGCGCTTCACCCAGAGTGTGATAGTGCTATTGAAGATATTGTAAACGAAGCAATTGTTTCAGATACAAATGATAGCCCTATAGAGATTGAACTTTCCAATTTAAACGCCAGTGATGGTATTAAGAAAAAAATAAGACAAGAATTTAGATATATTTTATCTCTTTTAGATTTTGATAAGAAATCTCATGAAATTTATAGAAATTGGTATATTGATGGGAGACTTTATTATCATAAAGTAATTGATCTTAAGAATCCTCACGAAGGAATTAAAGAACTTCGTTATATTGATCCAATGAAAATGAGATACGTGAGGCAGCAAAAAAAAGATCCAAAGGAAAAATATAGACTTTCCAATATCAATAATGACAATCCAATGGATTTTGAATTTCCTCAAATTGAGGAATACTTCATTTATAGTCCAAAAATGACATATCCAACGGGAAACCCTTCTTCTATGGGTGGATCACAAGGTATAAAGATGTCAAAGGACTCTATTACTTATTGCACTTCAGGACTTGTAGATAGAAATAAAGGATCAACACTTTCATATCTACATAAAGCAATTAAATCTCTCAATCAACTAAGGATGATTGAAGACTCTCTTGTAATCTATAGATTATCCAGAGCACCAGAGCGTCGTATTTTTTATATTGATGTTGGAAATCTTCCCAAAATTAAAGCAGAACAATATCTCCGTGATGTTATGATGCGTTATCGTAATAAACTAGTATATGATGCAAATACTGGGGAAATTCGTGACGATAAGAAATTTATGAGTATGCTTGAAGATTTTTGGCTACCTCGTAGAGAAGGTGGAAGAGGAACTGAAATTACAACTCTTCCAGGTGGGCAAAATCTTGGAGAAATTACTGATATTGAATACTTTAAGAAAAAACTTTATCGTTCTCTCAATGTTCCACCATCAAGAATGGATGGGGAGGGCGGATTTAACCTCGGAAGATCATCAGAAATTCTTCGTGATGAAGTTAAATTCAGTAAGTTTGTTTCTCGTTTAAGAAAAAGATTCTCATATATGTTCCACGATATGTTGAGAACTCAACTTATTCTCAAAAATATTATTACTCCCGAAGATTGGAATATTATGGAAGAACACATTCAATATGACTTCTTATATGACAATCATTTTGCAGAACTTAAGGATACAGAGTTACTTAATGAAAGATTGAATATGGTTCAAGTTGCAGAACCTTATGTTGGCAAATATTTCTCTCAAGATTATTCCAGATCCAAATGTCGCGATTGATCCTATGACCGGTATGCCTCTTCAACCAGGAATGGATCAAGGACAAGGAGCACCTGGAATGGATTTGGGACAACCAGTAATGGAACCTGATATTAATGCATCAGCAACCCAAGTAAACGCTAAAGCAGCAGAAATGCCCAAGGGTGGTGAGATATAAATAGAAGAAATTATTGAAAGGTATTAAAATGGATGATCTTTTGGATATGATCGCTGCTGACGAATCCCCATCACAAATCAGCGATAAAATTAAAGAACTTCTTTTTGCAAAATCTGCAGAAAAAATTGACGATTTTCGTCCTTTAGTTGCAAATTCTATGTTTAATGGAGATACCGAAGACACCGAGGAAGAATGAAATCCTTTAAGCAATTTATCTCAGAGTCTGTAAATATTTCCGGTGATTTTACCGGAAATCTTTATATCAATTCTTCCCAACCAGAACCGCAATCAGTTGGTGAAGAATATGTTGCAGATGTTTTGTGGAATGGGAGTCTTTATAGAATGGAACTAACCACAAAAAATGGAGTTCCCTCAAAACAAGATTTAGGTGAGCAACTGCAAAATGAATATCCAGGTGCAATTGTTCATCAAATTTATCCAGCAATAGATAGAAATATTAATATTAAAGATACTAAAAGATATCATCCATCAAAGTTAGAATGGATTTAATTTATGGCAATTTGGAATAAATCCACACAAGACTATCTGAACCAGGAAAGAACCCTTCACGAGGTTTATATTCGTGCTGATGAGTATGGAAACCTTTTAAATGAGAGTGCTTGTTCTAAATCTGCATTTGGGGAGAATTTAGCAATTCCACTCACACCTAAAATTCAAGGTGATGCAATTTACGGATTAGATCCAAGAAACTTTGAGACTTTTAAGTATTCTAATAGTGGAATTGCAACTCACGAAAACAATACTTTCAAGGTTGGATGTGGAACAGATGCAAACTCTTATGGTGTTATAAGAAGTAATAACTTTCTTAGATATCGTCCAGGACAAGGTGTAGTTGGTAGATTTACTGCATCATTTTCCGAGAACCCAGTAGGTTTTACTCAAAGAGCAGGATTTTTCAATCAAGAAAATGCCATCCAGATTGGATATGCTCATACAAATGGGCAGTTTGGTGTTCTTCGTGCTACTGGAGGTAAGGCACATATTCACCAATTTACATTCTCTACTCTCAATAATGGTAATGTAAATGTTACTATTAACAATGTAGGTTTTGCAACAGTTGCAGTATCTTCAGGAAATCTTGAAGGTAATATTGCACAACTTGTTCAGGGATTAAGAGCACAACCAACCTTTAATGCTTTATACCTCGCAGAATATGACCAAACAAAAATTCAATTCCTTGCAACATCACTAGGATTTCAATCTGGTGCAGAAAGTATCACAAGTGATGGAACAATTACATATACCCACTCAGATTTACAGTCTGGTGCAACAC